TTAAAAAAATGATCAAAATCCACGATAATCCAATCACCGTGTTTTTGTGAGGTGTAGTACATAAATTGATCAGTGATCCAAGTGTACTTAGATTGCAGTGCAATAAACTTGCCTTTTCTAGTAACTTTAATAAACAATACGTTTAAGTCATTAGTATCAGCAACAGCCATTAACTGGTCTAGCCAAGCATCAAGTTGCTTGCAGTCACCAGTTAAAACTAAATGAAACGGAAAATCAGCATAGTTTTTTGCTTCAGCATTAAAATTACTCCAAGAATCAGGGGGAACAATGTCTCCCTTGAAGTTTTTAATTTGATTTTCACTAAGTGATTGTTTACGATGTGTATTAGCACCACCTATAAATGCACCTGAGTTAGGTACTCTTACAAAATGGTCTTGGTATAAGTCAGACATATACTTAGCAACATCGCGTTCCCACGAACTTCCTTTAGATTTACTTTTTGATGGCATACTGTTAATTATCTTATTTCACACTGTCCAAATTATTTTATACATCTTCACTGCTTGTATCAAACGTTGTAAATCCATTTTCTTTTACTACTTTTAATACGTTGTTTACTCGGCTTATTAAATCATCTTTATGACTAATTAACCAAATTGATTTATTTCTTGTTCTATTCATATCTTTTAAGACTGATAATGAGTTTTCAACACCTGCACCATCTGTGCCATTATCAAGCAATTCATCAATAAACATTACGTTAATAGGAGAGTATAAGTTTTCCCACACATCTCTAAATGCCCATGACAATGCTAAGATAACTCTGTTCATTTCTCCCCTGCTTAAATTATGAAAGTCAAGGTCTCTTCCAAGTTCAGTAATTTCTACACTTAAGTCGTTTTTGAACACAACTTGATGAGGCAATCCAATCTTGTCAAGATAATGCGTCAATCTGTTGTTAAGATACGACAAGTTCTGATCTATGATCTTTTTACGAACAAATGAGTCCTTACTAGTTAACAAATCAATCAAAAACTTTAAATGATCGTAATTTTTAGACAAATTATTGATTGTATCAAACTTGATTTCTTGTAAAGCACTTTTCTTCATATCTATAATTTGATCAGCATATGGATCAATTTCTTCTGCTTTCTTTTCTAATTGTTCTAATAAACTACCAATCTTGGATTTGTGTTCAATTGCTTCTTGTTCAGTATCATAATAAGTTTTAGGCATAGTGCCTAATTCTTCTACTACAAATTCATTTATTTGTTCAACATAAGGATCAACTTCACTTTGTTTAGCATTAATCAAATTCAAAATACTTTCTAACTCAGAGTTATGCTTAAAAGCTTCTGTTTCAGTTTTGTAATAAGTTTTAGGTTCCAAATCCAATTCAAATACTAAATTTTTATTTTTTTCTAATTCATTTTGAGTTTGGGCAACATCTTCTTGTGCAGACAAAAGCAAAGCTTCTTTTTGACTTAAAACTTCATCATGCTTTGTATCATGTAAATCTTGTCCGCAAGCATAGCATTTATGATCTTTAAGGGTTTCAACTTCTTTTAATAGCTTGTCTACTAGCTTTTCTTCTTTGGTTAGAGTAGCTTGTAATGAAACAATTGTTTTGTTTACGAGAGCTAGTTCTACTGTTTTCTTTTTAAATTCAGCTAAGTCTTTATGAAGTTGTAGTTCTTCAACAATATCAATATGGCTTAACAAGTCATATGATCTAACTAACGCAGCAATTTCACTTTCGTTCTTTTCTTTCCAAAGTGATTGTCTAGCAACCAATCCATTATAAACGTCTTGTTTCTTTTTCTTTTCACTGTAAATGGCTAATGACTTATGGGCAGTTAATTCTGACTCAATATCAATTTTGCTTAAATCTTCATAAGTAATAGCAAGTTTACTTAAGTCTTCTTCGTGCTTTGTTGTCCATAGTTTTTGTCTGCGGATTAAACTTTCAATTTGTTCTTGAACACGTTTGTTGGCTTCTTCAATTGCCTTAACTTTAAACTCTTCTAGTTGAATTTGATCTTTTGTTTCTTTAGCTTGGATCTTTAACTTTTCTGCCTTTTCAGACAATAAAGTAATACCCAACAGTTGTTCAATAATATTACGTTGATCATTAGCTTTCATAGCTAAAAATGGTTCAGTATAGGTATTTAACGCAACTATGTGCTTAAACATATCACCTGACATGTTTAATGTTTTTTCTATTTGAACTTGAGTCTCTTTGTTTTCGCCCTGAGCAGAATCTTCGCTTTCTTTAACTGCTTCGCCGCCGATATAAAACTTTAATAAGTTGGGTTTTCTACCGCGTTCAATTTTATACTCAGTACCGTTAACATCAAATTCAAGTGTAACTAACATTGCTTTTGCGTTAGTTCGGTTGATTAGATTATCTTTTCTGATATTGTTAATAGGTGATCCAAACAAAGCATAAGACAGTGCTTGAATTAGCGTAGTTTTACCTACACCATTTCTGTTATCTAACCCACCCAAATCTAAGTTTTCACCTAGAATAAGAGTAAGTTCTTTGTTGTCAAAGTTTACGGCTTGGGTGATATTTCCTACTGATAAAAAATTGCGTATGGTGATATTCTTAAGTGTAATCATAAGTTTTTATAAATATCCAGGAGTATCTTTGTATCATAAAATTCACTTTCAATGTTAGTGATTTCTTGTAATATAATTTGGTCTACTGACTCAAACTTTAACTCATTTTGAGCATTGTCTTGTGAAACACTATCGCCTTTAATTGAAATTAGCGTCATTTCTCTAAGATCGTGCTGAGGGATTAATGTTTCTTTGATAAAACTAGCTTCTTCAAAACTAATATCAATGTCAAGATGTACTCTAACATGTGAACGAGGTAACAGCAATCCTTCTGGATTATCTAATATTTCGCTTAACTTATAAACTCTATAAGTTGGTTGTTTGGGCCAAGCATGAAACTCAGGTTCTTGATCCCATTCTAGAATCATCATTCCCCTAGCATCATCACCAGCATCTGCGTAGTTGTGAGGGAATGCATTTCCAATATACCAAATGTTTTTTCTAGCTTGTCGCTTGTGAAAATGCCCTGAGAATACTTTTTCAAACCCACTAACGTGAGTATCATTAAGTTCTCCGTGATCGGGCATCTCGACCATTGCGTTCATCTTAAAGAATGGCAATTCAAAATGTCCAAATAAGTATTTGCCCTTCATTTTTGCTAGCTTTTTAAAGTCATCTCCGATCAACCACGGAGCGATAACAACATCCCCGTGTTTGAACCAATCGTTAACAATTATGATATTGGGTAGATGCTTAGCCCATTCAACTGAACTGATATCTCTACGATCTCTAAAGAAAAGATCGTGGTTGCCTGGAATAAAGTATACTTTTTCAAACGCATCGTTCAATTTTTCTAATGCTCTTAGCCCAAATTGTAGTGTTTGAATGTTAATACTTGCTCTATGATGATTCCAATCACCTAAGAAAAAACAAGTTTCACAACCCTCTTGTTTGGCTTGTTGAATAAACCATTCAACAAAGTCTAAGCAATCTTGATTGTGAATCGTGCTATTGCTCTTTAATCCATAATGAATATCTGTAAAAACTGCTGCTTTTTTAAATAAATTGTTAGTCATAGACCGTAGTATAGTATGTTATTTGAATGTTATCAACTAGAACGGTAACATTAACCCTGATAGTCTTTGTCAGAGTTTTCACCCTGTCTAGTCCAACTTGGGGCTAATCCATTCATTTCTAAAATATCATCTCTGATATGTTGTACTCGTTTTTCGGTATTCAATACTCTACAAAAAGAATTGGTTACCGCTGCGGTATAATATGCGAATGGATTAGCTGATTTTGCTTCATTAAAACGTAGTCCAACATAAGTTAGCTGTAAAATCGCTGCCCCTTTCATTTCATCATTATAAGTATATCCACGCCAGTTAAACTTCATAGCATACTTTTCACATAACATAATGTACATTCTAGCAAGCTTATCAGTAAGATTGCCGTGATCTTTAGAAAACTCACCGGTTTCCAAATCGCCTTTCCAATGTGACTTGCCCACACATATAAAACTGTTGTTTTCGTCTAGTTTAAAATGTTGGAATGGGGGAAAGTTTACTTTGACATGTACCATGTCGTCTACTTCAGCTTTAGTTACTGGGTCTTCTAAATCTGCGAAGGCATCAGATAAATCAGTATCTTCAAAATCAAAAATATCTTTAGCAGTTTTCTTTACTACAGTTTTTCTAGGTTGTTTTATAGAAACAGGAACGTGGTCCCAAGTCATTACCCTAAAGATAAGATCGGTTGCGGGTATTGATTCAGGAAGAATTTTTTCTCCCAATTCATACGACAGTCTAGTAGCTCTAGTTTCTTTTGCTTGCTGAATTTGTTCAGGGTTGAAAGCATACTCTAAACTTGTTTCAATGCTTTCTGTAGGTTTATCAATAATAATGTCATATCTGTGATACTCTTTTTGAACGAACGAACAGTATGAATTTTTACTTTCATGAATCTGTTTTAAAATATCTTTGTTGTTTAAATAATTAACTTTTTTTACTGGTGTGATAATCATAATACCTCTTAATGGTTGTAGAAGTTAAATTCTATATAATTCAAGTGTTTATTGCAAGCACAAAGGGAAAATTTGGTGATTTTTTGAATGATAAATATAATTACTATTTATCATAAAGGATAAAACTACATGAGTTTATTGACGGACAGTCTTGCGGGACTAGCAAGAAATGCAGCTAGGGGGTTAGTAGGAGAGATAGCTAGAACCATAATTTCTCCTACTCAACAAGCACAAGAACCCTCTACAGACGATTGGAGAGTACGACTATCACTAGCACCCGGTGCAACTTATTTATATAAGGATAAAACAAACGCTTTGTTAGCGCCTTTAAGAAATACTGAAGGAGTAATATTCCCTTACACTCCTACGATAAATGTTACTTATCAGGCTAATTATAATGATACTGAGATAGTTCATTCTAATTATAAGATTTATCAATACAAAAATAGTTCAGTAGACAATATAACCATAACATGTGATTTTACTGCGCAAGATACGTATGAAGCTAATTATATGTTAGCAGTTATACATTTTTTTAGAAGTGCAACAAAAATGTTTTATGGACAAGATCAAAATCCATTAGCGGGAACTCCCCCTCCTTTATGTTTTTTATATGGTTTGGGAGCATATCAATTTGACAAGCATCCGTTAGTTATTAGTAACTTTACATACACGTTACCTAACGATGTAGATTATATCAGAGCAGGAATAACTAGTTCACCTGCAGGTGTATTGTCACCAAATCAGGATGAGGATAAAGACCCGCCTAATTTATTAGAAAGAATAGGAAATATAGGAAGTATTATTCGTTTAGCAGGAAGAATATTACCCGGCGGTAATCCGGTTCCTCCTGTGTTTTCACCGCCCACTCCGGGATCGGGCGAAGGAACATATGTTCCTACAAAAATCACTATGACAATAACTGCTTTACCGGTAGTAAGTAGAAATGAGATCAGCACTGAGTTTAGTCTTAAAGATTATGCTTCAGGTAAGTTATTAAGAGGATCCCAGCGTCCCAATGGCGGAGGAATGTGGTAATGCCTAACAATATATATCCAGCTACTAGCCCTTATTATAATACAAAAATTACTGATGCTAAATTTTTAGATGTTTTAGAATATAGATTTATTCCAAAAGATCAGTCGGATGTTCTATTCACACTAACCGCAGTTTATCAGTATAGACCAGATTTACTAGCATTTGACTTATATAACGATCCTAAGTTATGGTGGGTGTTTGCAGAAAGAAATCCCAACAAATTAGGATACGATCCATATTTTGATTTCGTAGAAGGTTTAGAAATATACATACCTAAAATGAGTACGTTACAAGAAGCATTGGGAATATAATATGGTAACTAGAGCAGTAGATGATGATAATGGATTTAGAATGCAGGGAGTTATGCCTGCCTCTTCTAATAATACCTCGTCTAGAAGAACTAATAACGGACCAGGAAAAAGAACAAAAAATCCTCTTGGTTATTTTACTAGTCACACTTATCAGTTAAGTTTATACATGATCACTCCTGATGCATATGACGCATTTGTTCAGTCGGGTAGACGAGATATAAATGCGGTAAACAATGTTGAAGGTAATCAAACAGCAGGAGCATTGTTAATTGCTCAAAGCGGAGGTATTAACAACACTAATTCTAAACGTGCCCCGGGATTTGATCTAGACTATTATATAGATAATCTTAGTTTAAAAACTTTTACTGGTCCAAAACAAACTGGTTCAGAAACTAATACTACTTCTGTAAGATTTCAAATCATAGAACCATATGGATTTTCTTTTATTACCAAATTAAAACTTGCGTCTGACGAAATACAAAATTATAGTAAGACTCTTGGAAATAGTGAATATCTTATACAAAATCCTTCTAAACAATTTTTTGTACTGGGTATCAAGTTTTTAGGTTATGATGAAAATGGTAATATAATGACGGGCAACAAAGTCTATGACGGTAATCAATTAGATTCAACCGCGCAAGATAGTTCGGCGATATTTGACCGATATTATGACATATTCATTACTGGTATAAAGTTTAAAATAGATGGTAACGCAACAACTTATAACATAGAAGCTAATTCAATTCCTCCTAGGGCTGCGTTTGGTGTTAAAAGAGGAATGATAAAAACCAATACAACAATAACGGCTGCAAATGTACGCACAGCCATAAATAAAATACTTGCTACTATGACTGATTTAGAAAAACAATTAGCAGAAAACAAGGCGTGTGTTCACCCTAATACTTATGAAGCAATATACGTAGGTGATGGTGTAAGTGATATAGAAACAGCAAGTATAGATATTCCTGAAGATTATTTACTATATAACTGGGAAGGAAGTCAAGCACAAAACACAACGCAGTCAACTATTGCTGTAGAAGCATCTGCCGACCCTAATAACACAGAACGACAAATAACATTTAAAAACGACACTCCTATAATACAAGCTATATCACAAATTATATCTCAAAGTAAGTATTTGAGAGATGCGCTAAAAAAAGTATATGATAACGATTTGCAAGCTAAGTCAGGAACTTATCCAGGTGACGATCCAGGCAACAGTAAAAGTATAGCTTGGTTCAATATAAGTGCAAAAGTAGAAAATCCTAAATGGGATCCTATAAGAAAAGATTTTGCATATAATATTAAATATTATATCACGCGGTATGAAACTCCTATTGTACAAAGCATATACTCAAATGATGGAGTAAATTATTACGGTCCTCACAAAACATATGAGTATTGGTATTCAGGGCAAAATTCTGAAATAATTTCATATGAACAAACTCTTAACAATAGTTATTATAACGTTGCTTTATCAGACTTACCTATTGATAGAACAGAACCAACTGAAAACAATTCTCTAGTAGGTGCTGAAGCATTGAATAATGGTTCAGGAGTAACCGGTACCGGTTCAATAGGACCTGAGGGAAAGGCTGCTCAAAACAATTATCTTACTAGTTTATTTGATCCCGGTTCTTTTGCTACCGCTAAAATAACTATCTTAGGGGATCCTGATTTTCTAGCACAAGACTCTCCTGGATCTATTGATGAACTATATAGCAGATTTTACGGAGATGATGGATTTACTATAAATCCAGCCGGTGGTCAAGTTTTCATAGAAATATCTTTTAAAGAAGCTATTGATTTAGATTATGAAAAAGGCTACTTAGATATCAATGATAGAATTTTATTTTGGAAATATCCTGATTCTATCGCAAAACAAATCAAGGGAGTGATTTACTTGGTTACTGTTGTTGATAGTACATTTGCCGGAGGAGTGTTTAAACAAGTTTTAACTTGTGTGATTGAAACATTAGGTGAGTTCAAAAATGAACTACCGAATGACCGAGAACCCTCTACTACCCCTGCTACTAGTTCACCTACTGGGTTAGTAGAAGACAGATTTAATATACTTTCTCCTCTAGGGGTTACTGCTACCACTAGACCCGGATACCCCGGCTTGCCATTAAGGCAACCAGCACAAGATGATTAATATTAAGGTTATATATGCCACAAGATTATGAAAAGTTTAGAGGTCCCACAAAAAGAAGTAGACCCGAAGCAGGCGGAGCCAATACCAGAACCGTTCCTGTTTTTGGTATAGTAAAAGACAATATAGACCCTAATAGATCGGGAAGACTAAAAGTTTATATTTCTGATTTTGGTGGGTTAAATCCAGATGACTCTTCAAATTGGGTTTCTGTGGGGTATATGTCTAGTTTTTTCGGTAGACTAACCGGTGAAGACGCAGGATCTAACCCCGATAATTTTGGAAAATATATTCAAAATCCCTCATCTTATGGCGAATGGCATGCTCCTCCCGATATAGGCACTGTTGTAATTTGCGTATTTGTTAATGGTGACATGAACTATGGTTTTTATATAGGGGCAGTACCTGAACCACAAACATTACAAATGGTTCCTGCTATTGGCGCAGAAGAAACAGTAGTACCCAATGAAGGGGAAGCTAATTCATATGGCGGTGCCACTGTTTTACCTGTAACAAATATGAATATTAATAACTTTTCGGCTGCGTACAGTTCTGATTTTATAAAAACTCCTAAACCAATTCACAGTTATGCCGCTGCTATCATGGCACAACAGGGTATTATTCGTGATCCAATACGCGGGCCTATTACATCAAGTGCGCAAAGAGAACCTGCAAGCCGTGTAGGTTGGGGCGTAAGTTCCCCTGGGAGACCTATTTATGAGGGCGGGTATGATGATCAAACAATAGAAAGTAACTTATCCGCTAATCCTGAACGATTGCGAGTCGTTGCAAGAAGAGGAGGTCATTCTATTGTTTTAGATGATGGTGATGCTCTTGGAAATGATGATCTAGTAAGAATTCGTACTGCTAGAGGTCATCAGATATTAATGAGTGATAATGGTCAAACATTAATGATCTTGCATTCTAATGGTCAATCATATATTGAGTTGGGTAAAGAAGGAACTGTAGACATTTACGCTACTAATTCTATTAACTTACGAACTCAGGGTGACTTAAATTTACACGCAGATAATAATGTTAATATTCATGCTAAAAAAGATATGAATTTTTATGCGGAAAACATGAATTTCACTACTGAAAAAGAATTGAATCAAAGAGTGGGTTCAGATTACAAAGGCTTTACAGTAGGAACACATACAGAAAAAGTAACAGGAGCCATGAGTTTTGAATCGGCAGGTGAATCTTCTTTTGCAAGTTCTAGCGATACTTATATTAACGGTGCAAAAATAAATCTAAATTCAGGAAAAGCATCAACTAAACCAGAAGAAGTAGAAGCTATTACTATCACAGCACATACAGATACTTTATTTGATCAAGAAAAAGGATTTACAGCAGCACCCGGTAAACTTAACAGTATAACTTCACGGGCTCCTGCTCATGCGCCGTGGTCAAATGCCGGTCAGGGGGTAGACGTTCAAACAGATTTAAGTGCATCTTCACAATTACCCAGCCCGCCTTCTTTGGCTTTAGGTAATGCAACTACGGCAGGTATAAGCACTGGAGTAAATCCAGTAGCCGCAGCAACCGCAGCGTCTGTTCCTAATTTGTCTGCTGCTAGTCAGAATCTTGATATTAATACTACTGGAGCAGTTTTGGGATCCATTGCACAAAATACGCAGAATGGTCCGTTTAGAGTAGCACAACAACAAGGCGCAGCTATAGTAGAATCAAGTACCGGTCAGTCAGTGTTGGGTGTTGGTGCCTTTGGACAAACTCCTGACAAACTTGAAAAAGCGGGAGTGTTAAAACCTGGATCAAATAGATTAATTAACTCATTAGTACAATCAGGGGCAAATACTTCTCAGTGCATGCCTGATGCTTTATTTTCTGGTCAAACAGGAGCAGAAAATTTAACTAACTTAACTAGAAATGTTACCGCTCAAGCCAATGTTGAAGTTATTAATTTACAAAAAACTCAAACAGAACTTACAAATGCAGGAGTGTTAACAGGTAGAGAATCCGCCGGTGAAGTAGCGGGAGTAGTGTTGGCAGGTTCTACTACTGGAGTACAGAACACAATAGATGCAGTAAAAAACACATCGTCAGGAGAATCATCAGGTGCTAGTGTTCCTAATGAAACTATAAAACAAATAGGATTTGGAGCCGCCGCAGCTAGGGTAGCATCAGTTGTAACAGGAGTATTTGGTGGGTTAACTCAATCATTAGCAGCTATGACTGGGTTTTCAAGTCAGCGTTCTGGAGTAGAATCGTCTGCGTTTTCATCTATATCACAAAGTTTTGCAAAAATGAAACCAAATCAACCTCAGAATTTAAAAACAATAAACAATACTAGTGCAGAAAAAACGCAATTATTATCTAATCAAAATTCTCAAACTAATACAAATATTGTATCAACTATTGTAGGTGGTGTAGCAGGTGCTGCTATTGGCAATCAAGTGGGTGGAGGATCAGGACGAGTTGTTGCAACGGCTGCTGGGGCAGTAGCTGGATCATTGATAGGCTCCAATTTAACAAGAAAACCTAGAAAGTCTGCGGTACCCTCTGAGGCAAGCGGAGTATCTAACTTGCCAGGAGGAGAAAAAGTACTTTCTATGGTTAAAGAAGGAACCGATGCTGCTAAGAATGCACTACCAGGCACCACTCAACTAAAGAGCGCGATAGATTCTCAAACTACTGACAAAGTAAATAACTTAACAACTTCTACTTCTGGTAAATTTAGTTCTGTTAAGGATGCGGTAACCGCTAAGCTATCCGTAGCTGAAAAAGCGCAACTAGCATCCGGGCTATCATCTATCGCAACACAAGGAAAGCAAAAAATTAAATTGCCTACAGTAGCTACTAACACAGTTGACAGAAGTAAGATAACCTTATCAACTAAATCTTTGTTAGGTGATAATAAGATTCCTGAACCTGACTTTACTGGAGAACCCAATCGTAGACCATCCGTTAATACTAGTACCGCTAGTACCCAATATGATGCTAGGATAGAACAATTAAGAGCAGAAATAAGTGTAATAGATGCAGAAATCGTTACAGTAACGCAACAGTCTCAAGAAGCATTTAATTTGCGACAAAACTCTTTACCAGGAGACGTTGAGTGGAGACAAAAGTTTAATGATTCTGAAACAAAACGAAGGGCATTAGTAACAGAACGAATTAGTAAAGAAGGAAATCTTAATATGTTGATTACTAATAGGGATAGGGGATAAATACACTATGCCAACATATATCGGATTTAGTACAATCAACGCAGACAAACCAAAAACTACTAATGCTAAACCGGGCGGTGCTGCCGGTACCGGCGGCATAACCAATCCTATAGTATTTGGTAAAAAGTTTAGAATGGTAGACAGTCAACTAGTTATCCAAGACTTGATAAATGCTTTAAACATACAGTTAGGGCAAAAAGTAGGTCAACCGGGCTATGGCACGACAGTTTGGTCTTATGTTTTTGAACCTAATACTGTGGACACACAACGTCAAATTGAAAATGAAATAAGACGAGTAGCTAATCTGGATCCCAGAATACAGTTAAATTATGTACAAGTTTATCCTAGAGATAATGGTATATTAGTTGAAGTAGAAATGGCAGTTAGTCCGTTCAATGAAGCATCAGTGTTAAGTATGTTTTTTAATCAGGATACATCAGTAGTATCACCTATATAATCTAAAAACTCGGTTTTTTAATAATGATAAATATATCATATATTAACCGAGACTTATTATGGCAACCTCATCAAGACAAAGCGGACTTTTTGGAGTCAACGACTGGAAACAAATATACCAGACATTTAGAGAAGCAGATTTTAGAAGTTTTGATTATGAAACTTTACGAAAAAGTTTTATAGACTATCTGCGTTTATATTACCCTGAAACGTTCAATGATTATATTGAAAGTTCAGAGTTTATCGCTTTATTAGACGTTATGGCCTATATGGGTCAAGGTCTTGCTTTTAGAAACGATTTAAATTCTCGTGAAAACTTTATTGACACTGCTGAACGCAGAGACTCTGTAATAAAATTAGCTAACTTAGTAAGTTATACTCCTAAAAGAAACTTAGCCGCTCAAGGCTATTTAAAAGTTACTAGCATTCAAACTACTCAAAATTTACTTGATATAAATGGAGTAAATTTAAATAACACTCCTATACTTTGGAATGATCCTGCTAATCCAAATTGGTTAGAACAATTTAACACTATTATCAACGCTACATTAGTTGATACTCAAAGAATAGGTAGACCAGGCAATACAGCAGAATTGTTAGGGATAACTACTAACGAATATGCGATACGCATACCAGACAATAGCTTGCCAATAGCTCCATTTAACTCAACAGTAGATGGACAAAACATGAACTTTGAGTTAGTTTCTGTTACCACATTGGGTGAAGATTATGTTTATGAAATTCCACCTGCACCTAGTACTAGATTTAACATTCTATATCGTAACGACAAGTTAGGATTTGGTAGTCCAGAAACAGGGTTCTTTTTCTACTTTAAACAAGGCAACTTACAAAACTTTGATTTTAATTTAGAACAACAAATTTCAAATCAAACAGTAGATATAGGAAGTATACAAGGTGTTAATAATACAGATACTTGGTTGTATCAGTTAAACAATAACAATGGTGATAGAACACTTTGGAGAAAAGTTGATAATGTTTATGCTGATGCTTACTTACAAACAGAATTTTCTGATAAAAAAATATTTTCAGTAAACTCTAGATTTAACGATCAAGTTACATATATATTTGGCGATGGTGTATTTTCAGAAGTTCCCGTAGGCGCTTTTAGAGCATATGTTCGTTCAAGTAACGCGCAAACTTATGTAATTGAACCTTCGGAAATGCAAGGAATAACAGTAGCGTTTACTTACGTAAACCGTCAGGGTAGAAATGAAACACTAACTGTTGGTTTAGAATTACCTTTAACTGTTTCTAACGCATTAGCTAGAGAACCATTAGCTGAAATCAAGCAACGCGCACCTACACGTTACTATACTCAAAACAGAATGGTAAATGGTGAAGACTATAACAACTTCCCTTATACTCTTTATAGTTCTATCATAAAAAGTAAAGCTATTAATCGTAGTTCTGTGGGCATATCTAAAAACTTTGATTTGTTAGATCCTACAGGAAAGTATTCAAGCACTAATTCTTTTGGATCAGATGGCGCGCTTTATCAAAATGAGAATGATGGATTTTTAACTCTTACGATTAATAACATAAGTGATATTATTGCGTTCTTTAATAATACACTTGCTTCTGTTCTAGCAGATAATAAAGCTAATCAGTACTATATTCAGAATTATCCTAGATATAACGTTACCTCTGATATTGGTAACGGTACTGTATACTGGCAAACAAGTTCAGTAGAAGCTTCAAGCGAAACAGGTTATTTTTACAGCATATTAGGCAGTAACAACACTCCTGTTTCTTTAGGTACATTTTCTACTGACACTACCAAGTATGTAACCACTGGCGCGATATTAAAATTTGTTCCGCCGAATGGTTTCTATTTTGACTCAAACAATAGACTAGTAGCAGGTATCGCACCTAACGTTAGTCAAACTTATATTTGGGTAACCGTATTAAATGTAGTAGGAGATGGGAGCAATAACAATCAAGGTAGTTTCGCCAATGGTACCGGGCCAGTAACGTTAAACGGTTATGTGCCTTCTGGCGTAACATTAACACAAGTTATCCCTGTGTTTGACAATTCATTATCTGCTACACTAATTAATGAATGCGTGGAGCGTATGGAACTACAACTACCGTTTACGCTAGTGTTCAATAACTCACTTACTATTAACGAAGAACGCTGGTCTATTCGTCCCATAACTGATACAAATTATTTTGTGAAATTTGAAAGCTTACCTAATGCAAACAGATACAATATTACTTACAAGTCATTAACTTATTACTTTGGCAGTGTAGCAGATACTAGATTTACTTTTTCAAGAAATCAATTAGTATATGATCCATTTACTGGAAAAGTAATTCAAGATTTTATCAATGTACTACAAGTAAATTCACAGCCAAATTCTTCACAAAGTTTAGGAAAAGATATTAAAGTTAATATTTTAGGACAAACAGTTGAGTCAGATGGTTATGTAAATGATTTCCAAGTTGAAGTTGCGGCAACTGATGTTAATAATAGACAATTAATACTTAACCCAGATTTCTTTGAACAAATTACTGGTTATCAGACAGATACAACAAATATAGGTATATATGTATTCTTTAGAGAAGTTCAAGATGCTATTAACTTAACCAGAGAACTTATAGTCCCAACAACAGATGTTGTGTTTCAGTTTGCTACTAAAACACAAGTAGAAGTTGTAAAATATGATTATCCATTGGGACAGTTATTTTATGCTTATAGTGAAACTAACAGTGAAGGGTTGAACAATGTGTTCTATAAAACAGTACAAGATCAAACAGTAACTACGCCTTCTTATATTCTTGTAGTACAGCCTGAGTATTTTGTAAGACCCGGCAGACAAGGATTGTCTTTCCAGTACAGGCATAATTCTAACAATAGCACAAGAATAGACCCAGCAACTACTAATATTATTGATCTTTATGTAGTTACTCAAGCATACTATACTGCTTATCAAAACTGGATTCAAGATTCAACTAATACAATACCTATGCCAGATATGCCAACGATCAATCAACTAAATCAAGAGTACAGCCAAGTTCAAGATTTCAAAATGTTGTCGGATTCAGTAGTGTTAAATAGTGTTGTATTCAAACCGTTATTTGGTCCTAAAGCAGATTCTGCGTTAAGAGCTACTATAAAGGTGATTAAACAAAGCAGAACAAATGCTAGTGACAGCGAAATTAGAAGTGCAGTGCTAACAGCAATGAACGAATATTTCAATGTTAATAATTGGAACTTTGGAGATACGTTCTTTTTCTCAGAACTAAGTGCATATCTACATGCTGAATGCGGAGAGTTAATTAGCTCTGCTGTGTTAGTTCCAAATGATCCTAGCAAACGCTTTGGTGATTTGTATGAAATAAAATGCATGCCTTACGAGATTTTCGTAAACGCAGCGGTAGCAAATGATGTATTGGTTGTAGCGGCGTTAACGCCCGCAGAGTTACAAATTAGGTAGGTTAGTAAATGACAACAAGAGTTAGAACTTTAAATTTTCTTCCAGAAATTTTTCAGACAAAAACAAACACTGAGTTTTTGTCAGCAACACTAGACCAACTAGTTAATCCCCCTATCATTAAAAAGATACAGGGATATGTTGGTAGTAAAGTTGGATATGGTGTTAATGCTAATGACTATTACGTAACTGAACCTACTAAAACACGAACAGACTATCAACTTGATCCTGGTGTAGTTTTCACAAAAACTAATCAAACAACTGCTCAAGATTTTATCAGCTATCCAGGTATGCTAGACGCACTAGAATTGCAAGGCGGTATAACTAATAATAACTCAAGACTATTTGAAAGTCAAATTTATTCTTGGGATTCATTTACTGATTTAGATAAAGTTGTAAACTATAACCAGTACTACTGGATACCAACTGGTCTTCCTGCTGTTACTGTATCATCCGCGTTAGTTTATTCAACCAATGAGTACATTGTTACCGATTTAGCAAACGGGTATAACATTAGAGAAGCAGGATCATCAGCCGGCAGCACCAACCCTACTATTACATTATTGCGTGGCGGTGTTTATCGTTTTATTGTAAATCAACCGTCACAGTTTTGGATTCAAGGTGAGCCTGGAGTATCAGGCTTTAGTCCTATTCAGCCTAACTTACCTGTAAGAGATGTATATGGTGTAAGCAACAACGGAGCAACTCAAGGTGCAGTTACGTTTACTGTGCCTAACAAAGACGCACAAAACGAATTCATATTCCCGGGTAATAACCAAGTTGATTTAGTAACATCAACCCCATATGGTTCAATAAGTGGTTTGTTACTAAGTCAAATAACAGCTAACGGCGGCATTGATGGTGTTACCGCAATTGAAGGGTTGTCTGTATTGTTTTACAACACAGGTATTGTAAATGAGCAAGCTAATTTAGGTGCATACGATTTACAACAGTTTGATCAAGATCAACCAGGATTATCTTTATCATTTGATACTAATAATTTTATAACACAAGTTAATCAGTATTTTTATACAGTTACATACATAGATAATCCTAATGATCCTTTAGATCCTTTTGTAGTATTATTACCAGATACACTGATTCCTATTGAAGAAAAGATAACAGCTACTTTTGGTACTCAGTGGATAAACCGACAATTTTATAGAAATACTCTAGGTGTTGTATCTTTAGTACCTTATATTACTGCACCTCTTAATCAGCTTTATTACCAAGACGGTACTTCTGCTAACAAAGTAGGTTTGATTAAAATAGTTGAAAGTAATATTACCAACACAATAAATGTAGAAGTTGACATATTAGGTAAAAAGAATTACACTTCAACCAACGGCGTTGTATTTACTAATGGATTAAAAGTTGAATTTGACGGCGATGTTATCCCTTCAAGTTATTTGTCAGGTGAGTATTACGTAGAAGGTGTGGGTTCAGCAATAGAATTAATACCAGTAGAAACATTAGTATCACCTGAAGATTTTACTACCGGCACGTTTATACCATTTGATACAACACCGTTTGATGCTTCAAACTTTGATAGTGATTTGTTTGTACCTGCTGAACTAGATTATATTACTATTGCTAGAAACGCAATAAACAAAAACGCTTGGTCTAGAAGCAATCGTTGGTTTCATACTCAAGTAATTAATCAAACTGCGGTTTATAACAACAACCCTAACATAACAACTGAATATGCTACCGCAGAAAACAAAGCAAAAAGACCTATTATAGAATTTTATCCTAACTTAAAACTGTTTAACTCAGGTACCGTAGGAAAACAACCAGTAGACTTTATTGATCAAAGATCAACAGATGCGCTATCACAAATACCAGGATTAGATAACTACTTTCCTGACGTAGAAGTTTATACACAGAATACAGCAAACATCACAGGTGTAACAGGAACTTCTACTACTATTACAGTTCCAACTCAAGATATCGTAGGTACTTTTCAAGTAGGCCAATATGTTAGTGATTATTTGAACATACTACCTATTAACACACAAATTACTGCTATCACTACAGCAAGTACTAACACCGTATTAACAGTTTCTTGGGCAGTTAGTCAATCAGTTGGTTCGGTTTCTAATATAGCTATTATTGCTACTGATACTACTGTTAATAACTATGAAGTATTTGATGGCGCAAGAATTATATTTGCTGCTGATACAGATTTAAACGTAAAAAACAAAATTTACGTAGTTAGTCTTTCACAATTAACTATTGGTTCTGACCCGGTTATTACATTAACCGAAGCACTAGACGGTAATTGTGAAGAAAACGATCAAACAGTAATCTTACGAGGATATAACAATCAAGGTAATAGTTTTTACTTTGATGGTACTGAATGGATTTTAGCACAAGAAAAAGTTACTGTAAATCAAGCTCCTTTATTTGATGTATTTGATGAAAACGGAATCAGTTTTAGCGATCCAGTAAGTTATCCAGGTACTTCATTTACTGGATGTACATTATTTTCATATGGGCTTGGTGTAGGAATTGATGATCCTATTTTAGGATTTCCTATAAGATACAGCGCGATAGACAACGTAGGTGATATTAGTTTTGATGTTTCACTTAACACCGATACTTTTGATTATGTTACTGGAACTACTCCTATAACTCAAAAAGTTAATACTGGTTATGTGTTTAACTTTGATGACAGAACTGAATATACTAGAGAGTTAGGATGGCAAACAGCGATTGCCCCTAGCGAACAGTATCAAGTTTTCCAGTTTAACTATGAAACACCGAGTAGTACATCTGTTACTGCCGGGTCATTTGTGCTAGGGGTAACATACACTATTACAACGACAGGAACAACCGAT